ATTCTTTTGACTGTAGTAAGATAGCGCGGGTTATGGTGGGCTTGCGCCCACCCACTTTGAACACAGAGGCGGCTAACATGTGCGCGTTAGTTATTAGCACCCTCTCGCAAGCTAAAGACTTGAAAGTCAAAGAAGCTACGGCTGCGTGCAGTAAAGCAGAAAACAAAATCAGTTCCGAAATGCACTTCTACGATATCGAGAGCCCGCTCATGCAACGTGTGGTATCGCTAGTGAGTTCAACCGATTCGCCTAAATATTTGTTCAGGGAGTGGATAGACAGCGGGGCGATTGCTCTGACACAAGAGTACTACGTTATGCAGGAGACGTATCGTAGAGTAGCGTCAGGCTACTCTCATTGTAAGAACGATGCGTATGTCCGACACTGGTCTGATGGTAGTGGGATAATGGTAACGGGGAACGAACGCTACGAGTTGGATAACGTCATGGAACAGATGCCCATTGAGTTGTCGGAAAAGTTGGCAGTGCTCAAAGTATCCGGACTTAATTACATCGCGGATGTTGGCGTACGTACTGAGCCGGTCAAGATACACGACACTCTCGAAGAGTCTATTTACTTTTTGCTACGGGACTGATATAAAGTTTTGGTTGGTTGTTCCTTGTCCTTCTTTCCCCACCTTCGGGTGGGGATTTTTTAACCGTAGTACTTTACAGTGTTGAGGAGTGTGTTCGTTATGACGCCGGAGGGACGAGTAAAGAAAAAGCTGCGGGATATTCTGGACGACAACAATGTGTATTACTTCATGCCTGCAACGGGTGGGTATGGTAGGTCAGGTGTTCCCGACATCGTGGGCTGTGTGAGCGGTAAGTTTTTTGCAATCGAATGCAAGGCTCCGGGTGGGCGCGTGACCGCGCTGCAACAGAGAGAGATCGAAAACATAATTGCGTCGGGTGGAGTGGCTTTTATCTACGACGGAAGCATAAGCGCCGACGAGGTATTGAGGAGGTTAATAACATGATCAAGTATGTAGAGTGGTTACTTATTGTAGTGGGCTATCCTATCGTTATTTACTTTTTGTTGGAGCGAGGGTGGTTCCAATGATTTGGCGCGTTATTCAAATAGCTGTACTTATATGTATCTGCCTCGCCATCGGCGGGAAACTTTAGGAGGTTGTTATGTGGGAAGCATTCATTATATCCGTCATCGTTACCGTGCTTGTTGGCGTGTAATGAGGGAACTGGTCAACCATCATAGGAGGGGGAGCTAATGGAATTCAATACGACTCTGCGGGGTACAACGGTTACTGTATATATAACTTCGTACTTGCCGCCCGAGCTTGTTGACAATACATCGCCGGGGGATGAGGGATGGGTAGACTTTGAGGTTTACGACACCGAGAGCGGAGAAGAGCTGACACTTACTGACGATGAGATTATGAAATTGGAAGTGGAAGCATTTAATAACATAGAAGACGAAGTGGATCGCATGGCGGGGTACTACGAACAAGGGGAGCTGTGGGCATGAACGACATGATTGAGAAGATTGCGGATTGTTTGCTGCAAAATCACATGGAGTTGATGGCGGAGGTAAAGCATCTACGTGAGGAGGTTTCACGTCTGAACACAGGAGGGAGCTTGGGTTTAACGCATGAAGAAATGACCGAGATTATAAATGGAAATATGAATATCACAGACCCCCTATTACTTGATGCCGTGTATGCAGTAGCTCTGGATATAGAGATCGCGGTGCTGGATAAGAACGGACTGTTAGAAAAAGAATGGGAAGAGGAGTAGCAGATATGCACGTAAGACTAATCTCGTACACCACAACGCCGCTGGGAATCATGGCCCCGGAGCAGTTGATCGCGTACTGCGCGCGGGTGAGTAACCCGCAAAACCAGAACAGTCACGAGACAGCGGACAAGCTGCTGAGATACCTAATCGATCACAAGCATTGGTCCCCCTTTGAAATAGTGAACGTGTGCATTGAAATCAAAACTACGCGCGACATCGCCCGACAGATGCTGCGGCACCGGAGTTTTTCTTTTCAGGAATTCTCGCAACGCTACGCCGACCCGACAGAGCTGGGGTATGTTTTCCGCGAAGCGCGACTGCACGACCCGAAGAACCGACAGAATTCTATCGAGGGCGTCGGCCCGGAGTTGCAGCAGAAGTGGGATGCCTACCAGAATGAAATCATCAAAGCAGCACTTGATGGGTACAAGTGGGCGCGCGAGCACGGCATTGCAAAGGAAGTCGCACGGGCCTTGCTGCCCGAAGGGATGATGGAGAGCGTGTTGTACATGAACGGCAGCGTCCGTTCGTGGATTCACTACTTTGATGTTCGCACCGATCCCAGCACTCAAAAGGAGCACCGGCAGGTTGCATTAGAGTGCGCGAAGATTCTTGTGGAGTTGATGCCGAGTCTGGTTAAGAAGGAGGAGAAGTGAAGAATTATTTCGGGGTAAAAAATGATGAATGAAGAAGAACAGGATTACGATGTAGTTATCGATGTTCTCAAGAACCATATTAAGGTGTTATCGGATATCGACCGAAAAGGACATCTCGGCATCATGACTCAGCTTCGATTGGAACAGATTGGGCAAATGACCGAGGCTATTCGTATTTGGAAGAAGTATAAAGATGAAAACCTATAAACAGAAAATCAATGAGATGAAGGGAGGAGCCATGCTTACACTGTTCGGCCTTCAGTTGCGAAAAATGCGTTTGGATAAAAACCAGACGAAGTTATTGGACATGGCGAATGATTTGGGCGTGTCATCCTCTTTTTTGTCGGCGGTGGAGCACGGCAAGAAGGCAATCTCCGACGACTTCGTAAAGAAGGTCCACCTGTACTTCCGTGGGCAGGGCATGACTCTGAAGGATTGGGAGAAGCTAGCCGCAAGCAGCTTGGAAGGCGATGAGTGAGGTTTTTGTTGAGGGTAATAAAGGAGGGAAGATGAACGAAGAAGAAGGCTGGCGTCAGTGCGCCAAGGGTCAGCGTACCACGCAGTTTTGTGGATTGCTGGAGGAGGCTGTGCGGGCCGAGCGCGAAGCCTGTGCGAAGGTTGCAGAGACAGCGATCTACCGGCACGACATTGCCGACGCCATTCGAGACCGAGGAAAAAGAAAAGAGGAGAGTGAGTGTTAAGACGTGACTCCGTACAACATTGTTGCCAGAACGCTTGGGATAAATCCGCACACTGATCCAAACGCGATTACCCGTGCTATGCGAGCCATGGCACCTTTCGCCACGGTGTACATTGTAGATGGGAAATTTTATTGCGTCGCAAAACGACCGCCTGATGCAGAGGGCTGGGTGTTGCATAAAGACCAGCGATATACAAAACAGAAAGTGGGAAAACTTTGGGTAAAAGAATAAGGACTACCCCAAGATGAAGTTAGTTATATTTATACACAACCTAAACTACAGATGCGGAGCTTTATCGCATTACGTGGTGCTCGCAAACAAACTAGAAGCAGACGGTATAAACGTGCATTTCGTTTATTTCGATAGGGCTATAGTCAACAGTGAGTATTTGAACATCAAGCAGCTAAGTTGTTCGCACTACTCCGAGGCTGTAGACGTATTACGTGAATCTGATATATGGATGGCGGATCACTTTCCTTTGTTAGATCACGTCAGGAGTATAAATTATAAATACAGAAAGCCTTTAATTATCACAGTACATTTTTTATCTATGCTTGATTCTATATGTAAGAAACCGGCAGATATTAAATGGCCTGAGCGTGTTCTGTGCTTTAATACCTTTAGTAAAAATTATTTAGCTGGGCTCAAAGTTAAAGCCACTGTGTTGGGTCCGCTAATAAACGAGAGCGATATACACGTGGCCCCCGATACGTTTGATACAGATAGACGAGTATCTGTAGGAGACATCAACATACGGAAAGGGGTGCACTTATTTACCAATATAGTTAGTCAGCTACCGGACGTTCAGTTCTTTGGAGTAAAGAGTTACAACGAGATTCAAGATTCTACTATTCCACTACGGCGGTTTAACAATATTCAGATACTTAATTTTGTATCTCCGGTCTCACTATTTCTTCGCCGAGTAAGAATTTTATTGGTACCTAGCATAACTGAGAGTTGGTGCAGGATTGCGTTTGAGGCTATGTATAACGGTATCCCTGTTATATACACGGCACCATACAAGAACACGACTGGAATCGCTGAAGAATCCACGGAAGGTATGCAGGAATGGATACAGGATGGGGCTATGAGCTGCGCTCATAACGATGTAGCTGCGTGGTGTGAGGCTATACGTAGGTTAGACAATGAAGACGAGTACGAGATGTGGAGTAAGAAAGCTAGAGGGAGAGCCAGCAAACTTAAAGTATTTACTAATATAGATAAGTACAAGAAACTCATAATGGGAGAAAGTAATTATGAATAGGAAAGAAGTACTAGACCGAGCAGCCGAGTGTGTTCTTAGGGACAGGAATACTCAATACGGGGCACCCGAGAACACGTTCACCGAGATCGCAGGCTTGTGGTCTTTATATTTGGGGCATCTTATTCAGCCGCATGACGTGGCGCTCATGATGGCGCTACTGAAGATTGCACGCCTGAAGGGCAATCCGACTCATGGGGATTCGTGGGTGGATCTCGCGGGCTATGCTGCCTGCGGATCTGAATCGTCCGAGTTAGTCCGGACCAACGACCCAAAGTAAGAGTTATTGCAAGCCGCCATGACTCTACCAAAACTCCCGACAAGTCCTAACCGTGCTCGCGTGTACAAGTTTTCTCATCCAGAATACCGACGGTATTTTGTTACTGAGGAGGAATACATCTTAGCTATGGAGAAAGCGGACACATTAGAAAGTAAGGGGCTAAAAAATAGAGCTTGGCGGGTGAGATTAAACCTTGACTCTAATAAACCATAGGGTTAGGCTGATGAAGCCTATGTTGGCATACGGAGTTACATAAATGTCGAATAAAGAACAAGCTAAGAAGCTGTATTCAGTGATCGATGAATCGTCGGGCGCTACGATGTACGTGAAGGCTAAGTCTAAGCTGGCTGCCCTGCGTTTCGCTGTAGGAAATCTGTATACCGTAGCAGAAGTGAATGCCAAGAACGCTGAGAGTCTGGCACACGCGCTTGCGAGCGGTGAGCAGATTCACGAAGGATGACAGGACGGGGGGTGATGAGCCCCCCTACTGTTTCACAAACCGGCAAGAGCAACCGACATGCGAAAAATACTAGACAAGATTCTCTATTCTATGTGTTGCGAAGAGGTCAAGCTAATTCTGAATCGGATGGAGGATTGTCCAAACGACTTCATGAATTTCCAGAGTGAAATCCAACTAGATCCTTCTGAGTTCAAACTATCCTACACCAACCGCCCATGGGTTGAATCAAATCGCCGGTGGCGAACGCTGGTTGAGGCGGGGTCTTTTTCCAGATACGAGTACTATGTGATACGTCGCCGACTGCGCCAACTCGACATCGAGTCTACTAAACAGAAAGTCTATGAGGTTTTGTTTAAGTAATGGAATTCATAACACTAGATTTTGAGACTTATTACGACAAAAACTTTAGTCTTACTAAGTTGACGACTGAAGAATACATTCGTGATGACAGATTTGAGATCATCGGCGTAGGCGTCAAAGTTGGAGATGGCGCGACTAACTTCTATTCAGCACCGCTGGATACTCTGCGGCAAGTACTTACTGAGAAATATGACTGGGCAAATGCTATCTGCATAGCGCACAACGCGCAGTTTGACGCCGCCATTCTGACTTGGAAGCTGGGGATCAAACCTAAGCACTGGGTGGACACGCTGGCTTTGGCACGGGCGATTGACGGGTTGGAGGTCAGTGGAAGTCTCAAGGCGGCAGCGGAACGGCACGGGCTGGGTGAGAAGGGTACCGAGGTTATAAACGCTATCGGTAAACGCCGAGTGGACTTCTCTCGGGATGAGTTGCACCGCTACGGTACGTACTGCATTAACGACGTAGATCTTACATGGAAGTTGTATTGGGTATATGAGCCCAGTGTTACGTCTACCGAACTAGAAGTAATCAACATCACCACCAAGATGTTCAGCGAGCCGGTGCTGGAGCTGAATCTACCCTTGCTGGAGCTGCATTTAGAGGAAGTCAGGGAGCGTAAGGAACAGTTGTTGAACGGTCTCGGGTTTGATCGGAAACGACTGTCATCTAACCCACAATTTGCCGACGTGCTAAGAGAGTTAGGGGTAACCCCACCCACTAAAGTATCTGTACTTACCGGTGAGCCTACTTACGCTTTCTCCAAAACCGACGAAGGATTTACGGCGCTGCTGGAACACTCAGATTTTCGAGTGCAGGCAGTGGCAGCGGCCCGGCTAGGTGTGAAATCCACACTAGAAGAAACTCGCACTGAGCGGTTTATCAGCGTCGCCAAGCGAGGTTCTCTTCCCGTACCGCTCAGATATTACGCCGCGCACACAGGGCGTTGGGGTGGATCTGATAAAATTAATTTGCAGAATCTGCCAAGCCGAGGCACTAACGCCAATGCGCTGAAGATGGCCATTGTTGCCCCTCCCGGATACGTCATTATCGACTCAGACTCCTCTCAGATTGAGGCTCGCGTGCTGGGATGGCTTGCGGGACAGGAAGATCTAGTAGAGGTATTTGAAAAGAACAACGCCGAGATCCTAGCCGGAGTACCCAAGGAAGAGATGGTACACGACCCGTACAAGATCATGGCGTCCAAGATCTACCAGACTGCACCAGAAAACATATCCTCATCACAGCGGTTCATGGGAAAGACCGTGGTGCTTGGGTGCGGGTATGGTATGGGGGCGGTAAAGTTCAAAGCGCAGGTTGCTCAGTCTAATGTATTCCTAAGCGAGCTGGAGGCCAGCGCGATCATCAATACATATCGCGATACTTACCCGAACATCCCCGCGCTATGGAGGCAGGGTCAGGCGTGCTTGGAAGCGATGGTCAATAATCAGATAGCGGATATTGGCGTACAACCTAGGGCCTTGACATTAACTTCGCGTGGGTTCTTACTACCCAGTGGGCTATATCTGAACTACGCCGGTCTGGACAAAGGCCCAAATGGAGAGTTTTCGTATCTCACTAAGTCCGGGCGTAAAAAGATTTATGGCGGAAAAGTTATCGAGAATCTATGCCAAGCTATCGCCCGTTGCATCATTGCCGAGCAGATGGCATGGATATCACGCAAATACAAAGTTGTTCTAACAGTTCATGACGCTATTGCGTGTGTGGTTAAAGAAAGCGAAGCGCAAGAGGCCGCCGACTACATAGAATCATGTATGAGGCGTCCCCCGGTATGGGCTGAGGGGCTTCCACTAAATTGCGAATATGGGATTGGAAAAAGTTATGGCGAATGTTGATCAGACAAATATAACACGCAAAGAAAAGCGAAATTTCTTTAATGTGAAGAATGCGCTGGCCGCAGTATTGGTACGAAAAGAGAAGCCAAAACG